CGACGTGGGCGCTGATGACGCCGTCCACGCTTACGATCGAGGAACCGTCCACCCTCACGCCGCCCAACACGTCCGTGGACGCTTTCGGCAGCGTGTAGGCATTCGCGCCCCGTTCGACCGAAGCGAGCTTCGACCGCTCGGCATCGGTCATCATGCCCGACTTGGCACTGTCGGCCACGCTCTTGGCCGCATCGGCGACGTTCTTCGCATCCTCGGCGGTCTGATTCGCCTTGCCGATCTGCGCCGCGAAACCGGAAGCCGTCTTGTTCGCCGACTCGGCGACCTGCCTGACGGAATCCAAATCCTCGGAAGCGACCTCCGCGTTGATCGTGCCGCCTGAAATCGACAGGCCACGGCCAGCCGTCAAAGACACGCCACCGCCAGCCGAACCGCCGGAAGACGAAGACGAAGACGAAAAACCGGAATAGTTCGCATTCGCCGACTGCACCGGCAGTCCGACCTCGAACGTCGAAGTCAAAATCCCGGAATCGATTTTCACGATCCGCTTCGTCACCACGGCGGTGACGTTGACGCCGGAAGCCTGATCCGTCGCAACAATCTTGTCATCCACACGCAGACCGTCTCCGACCTCATCGGACAACGCCACCTCGACCGACCCACCGGTCTGCAATTCCTGCAGATGCTTCTTAGTCTCGGATTGCAGCGTGGACAAATCCGCGTTGGAATAGTCGTATGTGGCGCATACTTCATCGGCGCCAACGAGCGTCTGCGTCTGACTCACCACGCCGGTTGCATCCGCGAAATAATTAACCACCAGACGGTTCTTAAGCTCCTGCGAGCCAAGGCCAATAAGATGATTCACCGCGCGACGGTTGGTTTCGGCCTTGAAATCCACAAGGTCGGAATCGATCGTGTTCGCGATGGTCTGCACCGGCACGATACCAAGCAGGATCTTGTTGCCGGACGCTTTGAAATCAAGCCTGCGGCCACATGATGCAAGCAATGTGCGCAAGCCGGTGTAGGCGTCCACATAACGTGGATTCTGGAACATCCAATTCGACAAAGTGGAAGCATCGGAGGAATCGACAGTGAAAACCGTATCCAAACCGATGCGCTTCAAAAGGTTTTTGAGGATGTCAGGCAGCTTGCCGGAGACGGTCAGGTAATCCTGATTCGCGTCCGGCTGCAATATCTTCGCCGCCAACATGCCAGTCCACGATTGGCCGATCCACGTGGCCGTGGACACGCCACCGGAAACAGTCACACGACGGTCGATGATCCGACCGCCCACGTCACTGCCGTCAAGCCAGAAATACCAGCCATGTTCGATTTCCGGCGCATCCGGATCTTCGATGGTCAGTTCGAAATCGTTTTCATCGGTGCCGCAAGCCCAATCCAACGTCACCTGCGATATGCTCGCACGTGGCGTCAGCTTGCCGTCTGCGATGATAACGTCCACCATGGCACACCTCCAGAAACGTCAAACATGGTCAAATCGATGCCATAATTGCCGGAAACCGTCAACAGCGAATCTCCGGCCGGTATCGGCTCGAAAACATACGAGCCGCTTCCACTGCCGTTGCCGCGAACGCCCTTGTCGAAAACATCCGAAACGTCGCCGTTTTCGGCTGTCAGCGTTATCGTCTTCCGTAATCCAGTGGCCGACAGCGACACATGACCGCCTTCCGGCACTGTCACGTCAACCGCGTAAGTGTTGCCGCCAATCTGAAAAGACGGGTTGACGCAAGGGCCGAAAATGACCGCAGTGAACTCAGCGGCCTTGCCGGTCGGATTATTGACCGTCAAAGCGATTTTCGACGGAGCCAAATCGGTCGGCAAGTCCAGTGGAAGGTCAATCTGCGCACCGGTGCCTGCCGTCATCGGGAAGAAATGCTGCACCGGCAGCGCGCGACGCCAGACGCCATCGCAAAGGACAATCGTGTAATCGACTTGCGCGTATTCCGGCCATGGCACCAGACCGAGCGAAGAACCGACGACATAAGCTTGTTGCGTCCATTCGCCATCAACCGTCAACGTGCCAGGCCGGACTGCCTGCACGTCAGCATCGAAGGCTGTCTGAGCGGCATCCAATACGGCTGGCGTTTTGGTGCGGACGGTCATTTTCGCCGTCGAAGCGTTCCGGCTCACCGATTTGATGCCGCGAGTGGCCAGCGTGTACGTCCATGCGTATCCGCGCATTTCCTGCAGGTCAGCCACCCACAGATCATCGGCGTTGAGGTCGACGACCGTGCCATCATGCGACGTGTATTTAAGCTCGCGCATATCTGCGGATCAACCTCCCCAAGTCGCGGTCGCCGACCGTCGAATCATCGGACGCGGCGCTGATGATCGCGCCAAGATCGTTGTGCAGGCTGGTTATCGCCGCCACCACGGAAGCGGTATCAACCTGTACGCTGACCTGATTGCCTGTCATCTGATTCGCTGTGGCAAACACTTCACGTGGAATCTTCCGCTCGTTCAACAGGCGCATGTTATCGACACCGTAATAAGCCGTGGCCGCAGCATTGTGCGTGTACTCGCCCGCGGTGAGACGAGCGTTGAGCAGATACACGCTGTCACTCAAACCATTGCCGGGCGCCCACGCCGGATCCACGTAGCCGGAGAACATGCCGCCACCTGCGAATTTCTGGAAGTGGCCATCGGTAAACATTCCACCGGTGTAGCCACCCTCCTTCTTCGTTTTCTCCGTGACGGTGAAGCTCTTGTCCGCGATCTGATAATTCTGGATGCTCCGCAAGGTAGCGGAAGCATGGTCAGTGACCCTGACCGTGAAGTGCTTGTCGCCGATAGTCTTACGGTTCACGGAATCCACTTTGCTGGACGCCTTGTCGGAAGCGTTCAGCGTGGTCTTCTTGTTATTCAGACGCTTATTGTTTACCGCATTGATCTTGCTGGACGCATGGTCAGAAGCGGTAAGGACCATGTTCTTGTTGTTCAGCTTCATGCCGTTGACGGCGTTGATCTTGCCGCTGGCCTTGTCAGTCGCGTCAAGCTTCGCGGTGCCTTTGGCGTTGTTGACAGACCTGACGCTGCTTTTCGCCTTGTCGGCCTTGCCGGAAGCCTTGTCCGTCGCGTCAAGAGTGGCCTTGCCTTTGGACTTGTTCGCGGATTCGACGTTCTTCTCGGCATTCTTGGCCTTGCCAGACGCCTTATCGTCGGCATCGAGCTTCGCTGTGCCCTTAGCCTTATTGACCGAATCAACGTTTTTCTTCGCATTATCGGTCTTCGACTTGGCCTTGGAATCGTCAACGTCAAGCTTCGCCTTGTTGTTGTCGGCGGTCATCCGGATATTGTCGATGGAAGCCTTGATGCTATCGGAACTCAGACCCCAACGGTCTGCCAAGGCGTTAGCGGCCTGTTCGCTCATGCCCGAGGCTTCGGCCTGCCGGATGATCGCGTCACGCGCGTCCTGCAGCACGCCGTTCGCACGCTCGATCTCACCGCTACTAAAACCGGTGCTCTCGCCCTGCTTGAGAATCTTTTCCGCAGCGTTCTGGGCGCTGCTGGCGATGTCCTCCAACGCCTGCTTGGTCTTGGTGCCCTCCTCGGAAAAACGGTCAAGCAGGTTGCCGGACTGGTCGAAGACGACACCGTTGTCCTCGCATGTTTTTGACAGTTCGCCGATCTTTTGGTTCAGTTGGTCGACCGCCTGATCTGCAGTCAGATTGCCCGACTCCAAACCAAACAACGCCTGAACAAGATCATCGATTTGGCTTGACGCATCCGAAGCGGAAGAGCCAAGCTCTTTGTTCGCGCTGGCAGCTTCCTTCGCTGCCGATGCGGACTTGCCGTCAGCATCCACGGCGTTCTTGGCGGCCTTGCTTTTCTCATTGGCCTTCTTGGATGCATCATCGTAGGCCTTTGATTCCTCTTTCAGGGCTTTCTTGATGGCGGTTGCCGCGGTTCCGCCAATGCCGGGCTTGTCGATTTCCTTGATCTGCTTGTTGACGCGCTTCAACGCGGCCTCGTTGCCCATGGCCGCGCTGGTCATATCGGTCAGGCTGATACCCGCCTCGTCAAGCCATGTGGTCAACTTGACGCCGCCACTGCTCATATCCTGATAGGCTCCGGCGATTTCGGACGCGACATCCGAACCGGACTCCAGAGCGCTTTCCAGCTGCTCGGATGCCGCCTTAGCCTTCTGCTGCTGAGAAATAAAAGCCGATAACGCCGCTCCGGCCACCGTCAGGGCGATGCCCCACGGGCCACCAAGCAGACTCATGACACTGCCGCCGACCGCCTTGAAACCAGCGGTCTTCAACTGCGCCTTGCTGGCGGACGTGCCGAACGCCTCCATCTGCTCGGAAGCGCTCATCGAAGACGCCTTGAACATCTGGAATGCGGTCTGCGCGGATCCGAGCGCCGTCTTGACACGTTGAATCGGGTCGATGGCCAGACCGATGTTGTTGGCCATCGTGCTGGTGCTGCCGTTGAGATTGCCCGCGGCCTTGTGCACGGCGCCGAACACGCCGGCCAATGATGCCATGACCACGATGGTCTGCTGCGCGCCGGACGGCAAACCAGAGAACGTGTCAACCAGCGTATCCAAGCCCTGCACCATCTTGCGCAACGGCCCCTGAGCGCCCTCACCAACGGAAATCATCAAGGACTCCATCGAACCGCCAAGATTCTCCAGATCACCCTTGAGATTGTTGTTCTTCGCAGCAGCCTGCTCGGCGGCGTACCCGCTTTCGGAGACGGCCTTCGTCCACTTGTTGACGCCGCCCGCGCCCGCCTCATACAAGTAGTTTGCGGCCTTGATGGCGTAGCTTCCGAAGATGGTCGCGTTCGCCTGGTTACGCTGCTCGTCGGTCAAGCCTTTTTCGGCCTTCTGCAGTTGGCCGGCGAAATTCGCCATGCCGACGAAATGGCCTTGAGCGTCATATGCGCTGATGCCCAATTCCCTCATCGTATTGGACGCTTCGGCGGACGGCGCGGCCAGCTTCATCAGCATGCTGTTCAGCTGGGTGCCGGCCTCGGCTCCGATGGTGCCGTTCTGCGCGAACAGCGCCAGAACGCCGGTGGTCTCCTGCACGTTCATGCCGAAGCTATTGGCCTGCGCACCGCAATTGTTCAATGCCTCGCCGAAATCGGAAACGTTGCCGACGGCCTTGCCGGCGCCGGCCGCGAGCGTGTCGGCCACCTGAGAAGCCTGTGAGCCTTTCAGGTGGAACATGGAAAGCGCATTCGCCATATACTCTGCTGCATCGCCGACGGCCATTCCATCGGACGCGGCCAGATTCAAAGCGCCGGTCAAGCCGCCGGTGAGAATATCCGTGACGCTCATGCCGGCCTTGCCGAGGTCGTTGATCGCGTCGGCGGAATCCGAAGCGGAATAAACCGTGGAAGCTCCGGCTTCGATGGCGGCGGCACGCAGCTGGTCCATTTGGGCGCTGGTCGCGCCGGTGTTCGCCTGGACGGTGCTCATTTGCTGGTCGAAGTCTGCGGCCATCTTGACTGCGGCCACGCCGAACGCGGCCACGGCCAGTCCGGCGGCGGTCATGCCGCTGGCGATAAGCGCGGACTTGCGTCCGGTGTGCTCCATGCCCGAAGCGACCGTTTTCGCAGTGCTTCCGGCGCGGGTCATCGCCGCCTCATATGAGGCTGTGTCCGCCATCAACCGGATGACGATGTTCTTGTTCTCCGCCAAAGCATCCTCCAAAAATCAGGTCAAGTGCGCCACCAAGGCGTTCGCGGCCGGATTGTCCTTGCCGTTGGCCTCTGTCCACCGTTTCATGGCCTGCTGCATGTGCGCAGTGGCCCAGCAGACGCTGGTTTCGGCATGCAATGTAAGTTCGCCCTTCGGGTCTTGGCAGATCGTGCGAGGCAAGCCGCACATGGGGCATAATGACCGTTCGTATTCCGCCAGCGAGCGCATCCAATTGCGTTCCGTCTCATCCCATTCGACCTCATCGCCTTCACCTGGCATCCAGCCCATGAAACGCTTGTAGCTGATGCCGAGCTGGCGGCAGATGCGTAAGTCCTCGACTAGTTGTGGAGAACCTGCGAGGCGAGGTCGAATGCCGCTTTTGGGTCCGCTGCGGTGCCGTTCAGTTCGGCGATGGCCTGCCAGATCGGCGTGAACTGGCCATCGGTGAGTTCGTCGAACAGATTGCGCCACGCCTGTTCGGTCTTGTCCTCGTCGGCCACCGGCTTGCCGCCGATGGTCGCGGAATCAAGCATGAGCGGCAGTGCCGCGGCGGCGGTGCCGAACATGTCGTTCGTGCCGTTCTCGTTGCGGTGCGCGGCCAATGCCTGCGCCCACTTGCTTACCGGCAATGCTCGCAACGTGAGCTTCAATGTCTCCGCATCCGCCTGTTCGCGCAGCTCTTCGATGCGCCGCGCGGTGGCCTTCGCCTGCTGGTTCGTTCCAGCCTCCGTGATTTGTTCGCGCGTGGTCTCCTCGGCCAGCGCATCACCCAATCTGGCGATGTCCTCGGCGGTCTGCTGGTTGAGGATGACATCGACTTCGCGTGTGCGCCTGGTGACTTTAAGCATTGTTGTTCCTTTGCTCTAACTATTCATGTTCCTTTGCCGGAAAAGAGAAAAAAGAGGGTCCCGCACCGGCGAAAGGGACGAAAGTCCGGTGCGGGAAGAATCAATCAGGCGACCTTCACGTTCTCCGCCCAGCCTGGAGCGCGGACGGAGAAATTGACCTTGCTGCGCAGCACGCTGTTCGCGGCGATCGCCATCTTGGCGCTCATGCCGATGCGGACCGCGTACACGTTCACAATGTCGCCGGCGACAAAAGTCTTATCCGTCTGCTTGCCGTAGCGGCGCACGAAGTAGCCTTCCGCGCCCTCGATCAACGTCTCCATTGCGGCGTTCTGCGTGGAATGCGAAGTGTTGGTGTTGTCGATGACCTCGATGCTTGGGCCGCTGATCTTCTTGCGTCCGGGATTCTCGTAATCCTGCGCGCTGTTCTCGCGCTGATCGGAGATGGACTCCTGCGACGGAGTGCAGCTCCACCCGCCTAAGGTGACGTAGTTGGACAGGTCGGTTCCAGCGTTGATCTCTGCAGCGGTCGGCTTCTGGATGTTTTTGATGGACGGCACCCAGATCGTGTTGACCAGACCGTCCGCCGGTGTGGAAGGAACTTCGGTTCCCAGAGTCAAAACCATGACTCCTCCTTAAATATTTTGGGTCACATGCGTGACCAGTTGAATTTGAAAGTCAGAAGACGGCACTGGTAAAGCAGCGCCGTGTCCTCTGCGGTGAGTCCGGCCGCATAGGCGCCGGAATCGGAGAACGGCGTCAGGCAGCCGGTGTCGAAACCCTGCGCGATGAACCGTTTGCCAGCGAGCCCTGGAATCATGAGGTCATCGGCCAGCACGTTGACGGAATCGGCCGTAGTGCTCACGATGCGCACCGTCAAAGTGCCGATGCCGCAATGCACATGCTGCGTTTCGCCGACGATGTGGCCGTTTGTCGTGACCGTTTCGATCACCCACGGCGGCTTCTCCGTAGGTTTAGGCGCTGTCTGCCGGTACACGGCCCAGCCCGTCGCCGGCTTCGGGATATGGTCGAGGATCGTGTCGGTCAACGTCATGATCGACGTCATTCAGACCACCTCCACGGCGGCACGCGCCACGTATTCCGCAAGCTTCGGCAATTCTTCCTCGCCGTGCTCGTAGAATCGGTGCGTTCCACCGCCCCTCGCGGTGCCGAAGAACGCGATGTTGGCGAGCGAACCCGCTCCGCCCTTGGTGGGGCCTATCTCGGCGGTGATGCGTCCGGCGGATTCCTGCAGTGTGTAGCTGATCGGGATACGCCTGAATGCGGCATTGCCGGAACCGTTCAGGTCATCGCGAATCGAGTTCTTGACGTTCTGCGCGCCTTTCTTGACGGAAGCGGAGATCAAGGCGCGGCGAGCCACGCCCTTGGCGAGCAGCGCATCGCCGAAGCCCATCAGCTCGGATGCGTCGAACAGTCCACTCATGAGTCCTCCTTCACATTCCAACGGCAGGCGGTGGCGTGCGTCTTCTCGCTTTGAGGTGAGACGAGCCTGAACCGCCTGCCGACGAGCAGCGGATTGGCGGATTCCGTGACTTCCACCACGTCACCGGCGCGAAGGCCTGGAGTGCCGTAGGGAAAATGCGCGTACAAAGACCAGACCAACGAGACGGCGCCCATCGTCTGCGCCGCACTGCCTTCCACGTTCTCCGACGCAAGGCCACCGGAGGTCTGCACCTTGCAGCTGCCTTCGTACACATGTTCGGTGCCTGTTGTCGGCAGTCCGGTGTCCGGATCCGTCACGGATTCGCCCGGGCGCGTGACGGTGCATCGGTCGGTCATCAGGCATTCCGCGTTGGCTCTGGCCTTTGCGAGAAAGGATGCACTGATTCTCATCGGAACACTCCAATCGAACTGACGTTCGCACCGAAGCGATTACGCAGGCTGCGTCTGGTCGCTTCCGGCAATTCGGTCGCGTCGATCTGGGTGCCATCATGCGTATATCCGACCTGCGCGTCATCAAGCCTCTCGTAGGCGATGCCGGAGTGGGCGCCGGGGCCACCATCCGCGAGCTGATGCAATCCGGCGGCGACATACGAGCAGACCAGTCTGACGATGTCGGCCGGTATCGGATCCCAGCCGCCGCGGAAGGTGACCGTCACGGTCGACGGTATGCCGCCGAAGGTGCTCCATGGCTCCTCCCGATAGAGAGAGGAGCCGAAGAGTTTCCAATCATCGATGGACTGCCCGTCCACGAGTACCTTGGACACGTCGCGCACCGCTCGGCATGGCAAGTCGAGTTTCCTGGATTGTTCGCCTGGCAGGTCCACTGTCCATTCGCCGAGCGTGATCGGACACCCGGCGGCCGAGCGGACGGCTTCGGAGACCGAGTCGAGCAGACTGGATGCCGTCTGCTCGTCGGTCACTTCGATGCCGTTACGCTTCAGGTCGTCCAGGGTGGCCAGTGCGGTCATTTCAGCCTCCAATCATCGGACTCGACTACTTGCCACTCTTCTTGCCTGCAGCAGCCTCTTCACCATCGCTGTTTTCGGTAGTATCGCTCACGACGGAGGCCGTCGCATCCTGCATGGAACGACCGGTGGAGGTGGAGAGGTTCAGTGTGATCTTGGTCAGGCACTCTGGACGGATGACCTTGGCGCCGTACAGGTCGAGGCCGCGCACCATGTCGGCGAAGTCGGTCTGCATGCGCATCGCCTCCACCTTGCTGACCTGCTGCGCGAAGGTCACGGCCGCGTTCGTGCCGGCGAGAATGGACTGGGTGTCCGGACTGGCGGACTTGCGCGGCACATTGTTGGACTTCACTACGGTGAAGCCGCGCACCTGTCCGACCACGCCGTTGAGCAGAGTATTATGGCCCGCTTCGGTGCCTTCGATGAAGCGGGAGTCCTGCAGCAGCAAGGCGTAGAAGTCTGGGCTGACGACAAGCCAGCGGCCCTCGTCGGGCACGTCCTGCACATCGAGCTTGCGTCCGGCTTCCACGACGGCGAGATACGCGTCTGCAGGGGTGCCGACGGCCACGGTCTTCGCCGGAGTGCTGACGGCCGCGTCCATGAGATTGGAGATGTAGTTCTCCACGTTCTTCATCATGTTGTAGGCGGCGGAATTGGTGAACTTTCCGGTCAGATCGGCCTTGGCCTGAGTCTTGTCGATGTCATTGACCTTGAAAGCGAAATAGTCGGACTGGTCGATCTTGAGCACGGCGGCTTCCTTATCCGTGGCATCATCGACGGTGATCGCTTGGCCGCGCACGTACTTGTGCACTGTCACGTCGTTGTATCCGGTGATGTGCACGGTGTCACCGGCCTCACGGATGTCGCCCTCGTAATCGCGGTTGCACAGGCTCGGGAAGACGAGCTTCGCGCGCAGGGCTTCGAGGATGGCGGCGGACCATACCTCGGGGATGAAATTGGTGATTGCCATTGCTGGCCTCCTTACTTACTGCGGCCTGCGAGCAGGTCATTCAGACGGCCTTTGCGGCGCGCCTCGTCGATCTGCTTCGGGGTCATGTTCTTCAGATCGTCCCTGGTAAGCTGTCCCGTCTGATGATCGCCATCGCGGGCGCCCGACGGTGGGATGATTCCCGTCAGGCCAGCATTGTTCCCGCCTTGCGCGAGATACGGGTGTGCCGCGACCAAGGCGTCGATCTTGTCGCCGATCGCCTTCTGGTCGTATCCGCCCTGATCGTCAGCGGTCAGGTCGGAGAAGTCGATGAGTTTCAATGCGTCGCCGGGGTTGATGAGCTTGCCGGTTGCGGCGGCTGTGACGTTCGCCTGGAGCACCTGCTTCTGCAGTCCGGCGATGGTGGCCTGCGCGGAGTCGAATTCCGTGCCGCGCTTCTCCCAGTCGGCGACCTGCTTCTCCAGTTCGTCCACGCGGTCGGCCTTCTCGTAGGCGGCCTTGAGCTTCGTTTCGAGGTCGCTGTTGACCTTTTTCTGGCCGAGGAACTTGTCGTGCCAGTCGATTGTCGGCTTCTGTGCGCCCGGATCATTGCTGTTCGGATCCTGCTGCTGCCCATCGGACATGATGTGTTTTTCCTTTCATCGGTTGTAAATCTCGCCGTTGCTGGAAAGCCAGCGGCGATACGAGTTCTCAGCTTTGGCTAATACGTCCGGCGTGACCGGCTTGCCAGCCTGGTAGGGATTGCGGCCGTCCAAAGCTGCCTCATAGCGGAGCCGCGCATTGAGCAGACGCTTCTGCGCCGCGGTCAGCTCCTCATGATGGCCTTGCCGCCATTCGTTATTGTGAAGCCATTGGCTGCGGCGAAGCTCCGGCACCCGCTCTCGCCATTTGTCCGGCAGGATGTATCCCTCGCGTTTCAGCAGCTCGATGGTCTGCTCGCGCGGGAGATTGAAGCTGTAGATGCCTTCCGGCGTGAGCCTGCGCCGTTGCTTCTGGCCATATTCGTATTTTCGGATCATGCGGCTCCACCCGTATCGGCTGGTGCCTTCGGACGTGGTCATACTGATGTCGCCGCGTCCGACCGGCCGCATGCCTCGGTGTGCGTTGACGACCTGGTAGATGTCGGCGCCGTCTCTGATGGCCTGCGCGTCGGCGTGGCCGAAGAGCTCGTCCTGCTCCGCCTCGCTCATGCGGTTGAAGCGGTCCATCGGATCAGTGATCCAGCCTTGTTTCTCGGCCTTGTCCTTGCCTTTGCATGGTATGGTGCGTCCGTGGCATTTCGGATGGCGCAGGAAGTCGTTGTTGTGCCGGAAGTATTTTCCGGCGAGTATGGCGCATCGTGGGCAGCAGTCGGGTGATTCGACGCGCACGTAGCCGACACCGGAACGCTGGGTGATGCTGACGCCCATCGCGCTGATGGATGTGTCCTCGATGGCCTGCATGGCCATCTGGCGGAGCGTCCGGCGTCCGGACCGCATGGCGTCTATCGGGTCAAGTCCTGATTTGATGGCCGACAATGTGTGCGTGACCGGAATGTCGAAATATGATTCGAGGTCAATGCCGCTCGGCGCGAAACCTGCCCCGAAGGCGAGTGGATTCGCGATGCCGCCATCGGGACGCACGTAATCGCCCTGTTCTGCGAGCATCAACGTGGACGAGTCCATCGCATCGCTCGCCGCACGCGTCTGCAGGGCTGCGAAGAGCGTGATGAAATCGACGTTTGTCCGATTCCAGCTCTCACGCACCCGCAGCGGATCCACGCCCTTCCATGCCTTGTCCGCCGCCCTCACGGCCAGCAGGCATAGTCTGGCCAAAGTGTTCCGGCTGTCCGACAGGCTCTCCAGCGTCACCGTCATCAGATGCACCTCCGACCTTTAGGCTGCGTGCTATCTCGGCCATCTCAGGGTCATGGCTCTCGTCGTCCACCATGCGCATGATGCGTTTGATGTCCTCCGGGCTCTGGCCCATCTGCTCGGCTATCCACTGCAATGGATAGCCGAGCTGCTTGTATTTGAGCATCGCGTCGGCCATCAATGCCTCGCTGCGGTATTGCGGTGTAGCGAACACGACCTTCGAATCATCGAGGATCCGGGCGGATTCCTCGTCGTCCTCGAGCATCATGGCCATCTCGCACAGTTCGCGCACCGGCTGGCGCATGAAGCTGATGCGCTCCAGCGTCTTGCTCACCAATCCAGCTTCGGCGACCTCGTAGCCGGTGGCCGGCACCTCGGCGTTCGTCAGCAGGTAATGCCCGGGCGTACGGGTTTCGGCCGCGATGTGCTCGACGGCCTTCTGGATGATCGGCAGAAAAGCCTGCAGGTTGCTGGCGGTCCACTCGCCAATCGACACATTATCGCCGGTGATCTGCATGATGCGCTCCATGACCTGCTTGTCCAGGTTCGCTGGGCGTTCGCCTACCTGCTCGCCGGTAACCTTATCGAAGACCGGCTCGGACAGCGAATCGCCGCCGAGGATCACCCTCGCGGGCATGGACGCGAAATCCAAGGCGTTGAGCGTATACGCCCAGCAGACGTTGACGGCGTCCTGCATCGATTCGACCTGCTCCACATCGCTGATCGGCAGATCGTCCAAAAGCATCTGATTGCGGAATTCAACCAACGGGACTCGACCGAGAGGATTCACGCGCGCGGAGTCCGGCACGAACCGCCAGCCATCCACGCCGGGCGGCAGACGAGTCCTCTCATCGTCGCCGCCCGCACGAACCCGCACCACATCGAAGACCATGTCCGGCAGCAGCAAAGTGCCGAACTCGTGCTCCTCGTCGTATCGGACCAGCAGCCCCGCATCGACCTCGCCAGTGAGCGGGTCGTAGTGCACTGCCGCGCTGTCCGGATGCTCGAAGCTGATGCGCGCCCTGCCGTCCGGCATCGACGTGACCAGGCCGAACGCACGTCCGGTCGTGGTCATCATCAGCGCCGTCTCCTGCAGTTTGCGGTCGCAGTCGTTCCGTTCCCACACCCGCATCACATGCGAATCCAATTCGCGATCGTCGTACGGAATGAATCCCCTGAAATGAATGCGCTCGACCGGTGCCTGCGCGACCGGCAGACACCAGTTGTCGGCGAAGCCGCTGAACCGGTCGGCCATATAGCGTTTGAACTCGTCGGACGCGAACTTCAAGGTGCCGCGTTTGCCGCGAACATAATCCGTATGCTTCCTGATGTCCGGCCGACGGTTCTCGATCTTCAGAGCGAGCAGATTCGCCATGCGATTCACGTCATCGGCGGTACGAATCATCTCTAGAACCCCCTCGTGGTGGAGCCTGTAAGCAGGTACGCCTTGCGTTTCCTGCCCCAGCCAGCGGCACGCGCGTCGCAAGCCGCCTCATGGGCGAGCACGCTTGTCACAGCCGCATCGATTTTCCTTGTCTGCTTCGGCTTGCCCAAACCGTAACGCTCGCCCGATTTGGCGAATCTGCGCGCATTGCGCATGTGCGTGATAGTGATCGGACACCCGTCATGCGCGATCGCATGATGCTGCAGGTCGGATTCGAAGCGTTTCAACGCCTCCCAAACCGCGGTGATGCGGCTCGACCCGCTCATCGCCCAGGGAATGAATTTCTTCGGACCGTACCTCGTGTCCCACGCCTCGATCTGCGATTCCCACGACACCTCGTCGCGGAAACCCGGATCGCAATAGGCGCGAATAACCTTGTATCGTTCGTTGAGCTCGTCCATGGCGGCATTGACCTCGCTGCGAGGAATGCGCCCTCCCCACGTTTTAGGATTCCAAATCGTCGGACGGCGATCCTCGCCGTACCGTGGCGTGAAGATAAAACCCTCGCGCGTCTCGGCCTTGATGCACGTCCAATCGTCGTTCTCAGATCCGTCGAATCCAAGACACACCTCGGTGCCTTTCGGCGGGTTCTCAAGCCAAAGCTCATGTTCCTGCATAGCAGCTCTCCCAGAGTCCATCCTCGAGCCACGCTCCACCGCCCTGCACCATTCGGTTGCCGAAGAAGCGTTCCGCCTGTGCGGGATCCTTCTCCATAAGCGCCTCAGCCTCCGCCTCGACGGAATCCAAAGGCACCCACGGGCTTCCGGCGTAGACCCATTCGAGGATCTTGCGGCGTTCGCGCCGGTTGTTGAAGCTGTATGGCGTGCCGTCCTTGTGCCGCAGGTCCGGGTTCAAATCGGGGTTGCGGTAGAAGATCCACACGTCCTTACTGCCCGATTCGAACTGCTGTTGGGCGTAACTGTTTTCCCCCGGGTCATAGGCGTTGGTCCAGAAGTGCGTCCTGCCGCCCATGCCTGCGGCGCCGCGGCGTTGGGTGTCGGCCACGTCGAGCATGCCGTTCGATTTGGTGTACAGGCCGGCCTCGTCCTGTTCCGCATCCGAAATCGGATTACCCAAGCGGCTGGCTGCCGAGGCGGTCACCACGTCGATGCGGTCGAGATCGAGATCATCGTCGTCAAGGTTGATTCCGGGGCGAAGGATGCGAATGAACCCCTCGCGCACCTTGAGCAGCTGTTTCAGCGGACCAAGCCTGATCATGGCGACCAATGGACGGTAGGCGTTGCGCACCTGGTCCTCGGAGTTCGCGGTCAGCTGTATCAGCGGCGATGGATGGCGCATGCCCTTCGGCTCGCCCGGATTGTAATGGTAGACCCATCCGCAAGGGCAGCCGTTGTCGGAGCAGCGGTACACGTCGCCGGGCTTCGCCCAACCGGCGAACACGACCGGACCGCAGGCTTCGAGGATGGCGCATGATGCCTCGGTCGGCCCCTTGCCTGTCTTCTGCGGGCCAATGCAGCCGGTCAGACGATATTGGAAGGCTTGGTTGAGAACCAGTGGATTGTCCACCGTGACCTCTTCGGGCGGGATGAATTCCGCGTCCTCGCGCACCCTCCAGCGATGTGCGGCGTACCAGAACTGCCAATCTGACCAGCAGAAGGGCTTGCCGCGGAGAATACCGTCCGGCTGGCGCACGTGACGCCGAACCCACGCATCCTGCAGGTCTGCGAGCGTCGGGAAGTCGATGATCCAATCGTCGGCCATGTCACGCCCTCAAACGGCGCGGGAACTGCACGATCTTGGTGTCCATGCCGCTCTCGGATGCCTCCGCGTCCGTGGCCGGCACCTCGTGGGCGGCCATGTCGACGTTGTCCTCGGAGATCTTCCAGCCGAGCGCCTGCAATCCGGCCTCGGACAGGCCTATCCGGTCCTCGAGCCTGATCTTCACGGCCACGTCAGCCGCCTTGGCCGACGGGCTCTCGCACACCACGCATTCGCGGACATACGAGGCGATCTGGTAATGCAGATACTTCAGCTGTGGCTGTTTCCACGCGCGCGCCTGCGGCAGGCGCCACAACTGCATCCACAGCTCGGACTCACGCTCGTTCCACGATTCCGAACCAGCCCTGTCCTCGACCCATTCCTGCGAGTCCTTGTCGAAATCGCGGAGCACATACGGCGGAAGTGGGAACTTCGGCGGACGGCCCTTGTATTCGGTGTTAGGCAGGCTGCGCAGGGTGTATCCCCTGCGTTCGCTGGCGCCGCTCGACGGATCTGGCATCGGGCCAGACCTGACGCGTTTTCCTCCTCTTGGCATGGCTCCTCCATCGTCGGACGGCCTTGCGCCGTTCCTTCGCTGTGGGACGCAGGGCCTTTCGCCCGCCCCCTCTGAAACTTTTGAATTCTCCGCGCCTCGGAGACAGCTCTCCGGCGGTTCCGCTACCCAAACTTTTAGGGGGTATCCCCGTGGGTGTTTTGACGGTTTGCTTCCGTTTGTTTTGCAACGGTTTTTTGTTTGACTCGCTTGCTGTTGCGATGAGTCGCGAATCAAATCGAAAAGACTTGGTCGCTTTCGTCTTTCGTGTCGTTCGACGTGAGCGGCTGGCGTCGTCGGCTTGGCTTCGATGGAATGTTTTGTTTTGGTGACGAAACCTGTGTGTGTCAGCTGAGGTTTTGTCTGTTGTTGAAGCCTGAAGGTTTCGTCCTCGCGGTCTTGCTGTCGTGGCAGCGCTTGCACAGGCCGCGCATGCGTTGCGGGTCGTTGGGGTCCAGGCCTGCTTCGACGAGCTCGATACGTTCGATCGGCCAATGGTCGGCTATGGTGCTGGGGGCGCCGCATAGGCCATGGTGCCTTCCGCATCCGTCCGGCCCGTCGCCGGGACAGACACACCACGGGTCCCTTGCCAGCACGCGGGCGCGTGCGAGGCGATGCGCTTTCGACGTGTATGGATTGCGGCCTCGTGTCCGGCGCTTGTCTTTGGCTTTCCTACATTCGTCGCACAGAGAGCCGGAGGAGACCAGGTGCGGGCAGCCGGAGGTGGAGCATACCTTGTACATCAAATCCGCCTATCGGCAGAGAGGGCCCGGCACGCCTCGTACACATACCCACCGTGACATCCAATCACCGTGGGTCTCCCCATGTGAACCATCCATGAATGTGGCGCTTGGGAGACTTCTTTGGGGAAGGTTATCGCCAATGGGAAGCATGCCGGACAATGAGAATCATAACGCTTCGGGATGGAGTCGAACCAGCGCGTGAGCTGGTGTGCGATCTCTTCGAGGGCTTCTTTCATTTCTGCTCCTTTCGGCGTGTAATATCTACCTCGCTTGCATAACTTATGTATTTTTGATACAATAGTTTATGTCAACAGGAAAGGAGGTGAGCATGAAATGGACGGATATCGTGACCGCCATCAGCTCGGTGGCGAGCAACATCATCGCGCTGGCGGCGCTCATCATCTCGATACGGCGCAGACCACGCCATAAGAGATGACGAAAGGGTTCCGAGCAGACCTAGTGCCCGGAACCCCGGTTCCATCCTATTTCATGGCCATCATGAAAACAAGCACCATATTCGCCGTCTGCGGCATCACATGCGGACTGCTGTCCGCCATGCTCGGCTTCGCGGGAAAACCATGGCAAGCCGGATTGTTCGGACTCGCGGCGGGCATCTGGTGCATCGCCACGCTCATCATGGACAGACGGGGCGGCGATGACGACTGAATACCTCGGCGTCAAACAGGTCGCCGAAAGACTCGGCGTCGCGAACGCAGCAGTCTACGACCTGCCGGAGCCGGACGTGCGCATCGGCCGCACACGCGGCTGGCTCCCCGAAACCATCGACCGGTGGAACGCGCAACGTCCCGGCAGAGGCGTCGGCGGCGGCAGACCACGCAAGCAAAACGACAAATAAACAAATGGTCCGGAAGCGATTCCGGACCATTCCTTTTCATGGGTGACTCCGGAGAGATTCAACTTCATCTCACGCCGACGGAGAAATCATCAATGTTCTCGATGATGCCGTCGATATATCGTTCGCGGTCTTCTTTCTCACCTTTACCAAATATCTTAAACATGCCAGCCAATATGCATGACACCACGCCAATAGCCAAAATCAACCAGTTGCCGTGACCTCCGGAAGAACTAGAATCCACCGCGAATTGGATTATCATCGGGATTCCGATACCGATTGCGCACCAAAAAGCGTTGTCTAATTTACCATTGCCATCCGGAATTCGTCTGATATCCCTTTTCAGATGCTTGAGGTCGGTCGTACGCACCGGTATCGCATCCTCCTTCGGCATCTTAACGCTCGTCGAAAATGCCGCCTTCTGTTGAGACAGCCCTTGAAGCCCTTGAAGGTTCGAATTCACGATTCGCCCTTCCCCTGCTCCGTCTGATTCGGCTCCGAAGGAACGGCACCAGAGACCATCGCGTTCATGAAAAAGGTGTACCCACACGTCTGACATACGACAGCGGTGATGGGCATGATCCGCGAATCTCCGCCGATCACGATATCTCCTGAATTGTATTCCCTGAATTCCAGGGCTTGCCCCACCCACCACTGCTGGCCGTCACAAATCGGACAATTCCGCGGTTGAGTCCAATGTGACGCAAGCCATTCCATTGCCTTCGCGGATTCGTCGTCGCGACGTTTCTGATGTTGTTCGCGTGTTTCTTTTTCGATTGGCATGCCGCCAAGTTTAGGACCATCCCACGCCACCGGATTCAACGCCAATCGAAAACATGATGACATGGGACGACCGAGTGCCTCCGGCGAGATTCGAACCCGCGCATACACGTGGCCGCAAGGAAGAGAGTTTAAGAACTCGTGGCCAGTGCGATCTACCGCTGATTTCTACGAAGGCATGGACAGGCGGTTTGAACATCACCGCATCACGTAAACGCGGGATTGGCTTGCCTGCCGCTGTTGGTGTATGCCCACTCTGACGTGGGTGGGCGGAGCGTGTCCGATATGCCGTTCGGACAGGACGGTGTTACGTAGCCCAAGGAGTTAGGAGAATCCAAGGTGGATATGAAAAGGGTTCAAACCAAGTCACCTCGGTTTGAACCCTCTAATCCACTGACAATTATGCCTTGCACTTCGAGAAACGTCAAATCGAGTCGCGTCGGGAAAGCTGCCCGTACACGTCGGCGAGACGGTAGAGCGGCTGTCCCTTCCCGTTCCTGCCGGCCGGCTGGATCCTGCCGCGACTGCGCCACGAGTAGATCGTGTTCACGCCGCATTGGAACCCGCATTCGCGCAGGAGTTCGGCGCATTCCCCTGCCGTGAACGCTTTGCCGGATGCGATGCACTCCTTCAGGAAGCCGAGCCGCACGTCCACCACGCGGTAAGTGCCGCCGCATACGGGGCAGGTGACCTCGACCGCGTCGATGGGCGCCGACAGTTCGACACCGCACAATGGGTTCGGGCATCTGCCGATGCCGTGCTTGGAAGGCGGCACGTCGATGATGGACAAGGTCTTGCGCGCCGATGATTCCCAGTCGTGCCAGATGATGTCGATGTCCGGAAGCCGGTTCAACCGTGGACATGCGGCGCAGACGCTCAAACATTCCAGCAGGGACGGGTGGATCCGGCCGTTCGCCCATGGCATCGCCGATGGCGCGTACAGTCTGCGCCACAATGCGACCGCCATGTCCCCGACCTCCTGCATGTGGTCGAGCACCGGCAATCGGATTGGCGTCGGTGCGGCTGGAAGGTTGACACGTCCAGGCTGGCGGCCTCCGTAGTGCGCGGTCGAGTCCAGGAACTCATGCAGCGAATCCAACCATGATGGATATTCCCGCAGCCAGCCGCGCATCAGCCCATCGCATTTCGCGCACATGGTGTCGCCGACAGCGCATTCTCCGCCGCAGACGAGGCACACGCCGGCGAGCGCTGGCTTGTTTTGGTTGGTTTGTGCTGGTTGTGTCTGGTTTGGTGTTGGTTGGGATTCGTTGTTTTGTTCGTTCATTTGTTCGATTCCCTCCGGCGTGGTAGTCTGGTTTGTGGTGATGCCAGAGCCCGGCCGGAAGGTCGGGTTCTTTGTTTATTCGGTGGTGGAGTCCTGTTTTTCGAGGTGGACGTGTTCGATCTTGGCTCTGCGGCGGAGCAGATTGGCGTATTCATCCATGACGTCAAGCTGCCTGCTCAACAGGCTGATCGGACAGACGGGCTCGAAGTCAAGCGTGCCATCCGCATACCGCTGCAGCATGTCCCTGAGCCTGCCGGCACGAGCGGTCAACTCACGGTATTCGACGCGCATCCGCTCCCCGTAATCGGATCCGTCGGCGCTCGCGGGTTGCGCTTGGTCGCCGGCGGCGAGCGCTTCGATGGCTTGACGCAGGTATCCGTCGTGGATCCAGTCGGCCGCATGCTCCCATTCGTCGTGGATGTGTTTCGGATCGTCCTTGCGGAGTGCAAATTTGAGCCCGAACAGGCGTTCGGCGACGGCTTCGGTGCGCGCGTCGATCGGCGGCAGTGGCGGTTCGAGTGTTTCTTCGCTCATTTCGATTCCTTTCTCTGTTGATTGTGCATGGTCTTCCGGGTCTTGTGTCGCAGCAGCCACACCGCCCATCCGGGCGGTTCGGTCCAGATGGTCAGATGCGAGGACGCGGCGTACAGCTTCCACCACCTGCCGCAGATGACGCAATGCTCTATCCTGCGCAGGCTGACCTCGTATTGCGCCGGACCGATGCCATTGCTCGCGCAAATGAATATCCCGACCGCGCTCCGGCACGCATGCGGCGAGCGCCTTCCTGATCTCGTCCCTGGCGTAGAGGAAGGCGTTGTGTCTGGTCTGGGCGTAGCCGCCGAAGGTGGTATTGCCGTCCCTTGTCGCGGCGCGGACGGCTTCGAGTTCCTGGTCGATGAGTTTGTTGAGCACGCCGATGGCGATGTCTGCTTCACTGTCTTTCATTGTTGTTCCTTTTCCTTGTCGTGTTCCGCCACCCATCTGAGCAGGGTGTTGATGGTGATTTCGACCACTTGGCGTTCCTCGTCGTCTTCCGGCGCGATGTATATGGCGCCGTCCTGGATTCTGATTTTCACCGTGGTTCCTTGTCCGCGCCGCTCACATGGCTCCAGTCGCATGACAGGCCGCCCTTCTGGTAGCTCGAGTAGACGACGCAGTCCACTTTCCTTGTGCCGGTCAGGGTGATGACGCATTCACGTAAGTTGCCACGCCAGGCAGAGCACTGCGAGTCGATGGACCTGACCGCATGCGCTGGCGTGGAAGGCTCCGACGCGCTCCCGCATCCCGCGAGCGCGGTGCAGAGGGTGAGGGTGATGGCGGTGAGTGTGGCGCAGATGGTGTTTCTCATTGTTCGTTCCTTTGATGGTGGCTGGCGTGGTGGTTCCAGAGGCGGATGGCTTTTTTGAGGTTTTTGCCGTCGACGTGGAGGATGCATTTGTGCCGGCAGTTGGGGCAGATGCAGCCGTAGATGGTGTTGACCGGTTTGCGGGTTCGGAGGTTGTAGATGGTGCCGAGGGTCAGGATGAGCGGCCGGGACTTGCGGCATGCCGGGCAGGGTGCAGGTCTGCGCCATTTGCGTGGGTTGGTGGCGATTCTGACGGTGTCTGTGTGGTGCATTTCATTCCTTTCCGTAGATGGCGAGGCTTCGTATGCCGGCGCTCATGCTGTTGGAACATGTGTTCGGATCGTGGTCGATGATGTCGTTTCCGATGCCTTTGAAGCGGAGGCTGGCGGTGCCGTCCGGATGTCGGATGAGTTCGAGTCGTCCGTCGATGATGACGTCCTGGTCGGTTTGGGCGATGCAGCGGCGGCCGATCAGGATGGCCGGGTCGGCCGACCGCCATTTATGCAGCGGGACGTTGACGCTCACCGCGGCTCCTCGCCTTCGTTTTCGCCTTGGGCGTCCTTTTCGGCCGTGTTGTAGCCTTCGTCGTACACGTCGTCGAGCAGGGCCTGGAACTCGGGAGATGCGAAGAACGTTCTGATGGCGTCCTTGGCCACGCGCCTCCATGGCTCTTTGCCCTCCATGGGCATTTCGTTCCATGGGCGTGGATGGCGGGCCCCGTTGCTGTACCAGCGCAGGTAGATGGCCTCGGCCACCTTGTTCTGCGTCTCCAGACCGATCGGTATGTTCTCCTGGTCTGCCATGATGGCTCCTTTCAGTATGTTTCCGGCGGTTCCGGCGCGGTGCGGTCCGCAATGATGTAGGCGGCGAGCGCGACGCATAGGGTGAGGATGATGAGCATGGCGTGCAGGGCGAGCCATTGGATGGGGGTCCAGTGGTGGAGGCTGATGCCGATGATCGGCCGGATGATGGCGTGCGGCACGAGCAGCAGCGCGGTGGTGGTGAACAGCGTGGCGAACCAGTCGCCGACGCGGTTGGAGATGCGGTTGATGGTCTGTTTCATTCCGAGGTTCCTTTCGTTGTTGGTACGGTTCATGGTCTGTTGGCCATCCAGCCGATCAGGATGGCGGCGCATAGGAGGATCACTGCCGAGATGCTCATCACCTTGCTGCTTCCGTGGCGACGTATCGGACCGGATGTTCGGAGAGGTGGCGGATGATGCGCGCGTATTGACGGATGTCGCGGTCGAGGCATGTGTCGGTGCGGTGGGCGCCGGCTGCAGGCGTCTCCCCTTCCGGTTTCACATCCCAGCCGGCGGCTTCGAGACTGTCGCGGAGGGTGGCCATGTCGATGCGGTGGTAGTGCAGCGGGAGGTTCGGGCAGAGTCGGCCGATGAAGTCGAGGTCGAACTGCGGGTTGCTGCCTGCCGGATGGAGGGTGAACGATTGCGCGAGGCTGTCGACGTATTCCTCGAGCGCGTTCGCCGTCGCCTCTTCCGTATATCCGCCGTCGAGAGCGTCTTCGAGCAGTCCGTTGGCGCAGTGCATGCGCCACGCCTTGAGGTTCCCGTCCGTAATGGATGCCTTGCGGCCTTGCAGTCCGATGACGCGGTGGAAACCGCCGACGCACCGCACGCCTCTCATGTCGGTGCAACGCAGTTCGACCTCGAGGATCCTGTCATGGTCCGGGTCGAGCCCCGTGGTCTCCACGTCCATCCATAGCAGCATGTCGGGCTTGTCAATGGTCATTCCGTTTCCCTCCTGTCGATGTCGAGTGTGGCGACCTCCATGGCTGTCAGACGGGTCGCGGTGCCGTCCTGGTTGAGGCGGAGCCAGATCCCCTGCCAGTCGCGCACCGGGGTGGTGCGCGGATCCCTGCCGAGCGGGACTATCAGCCCGAGGCGTTCGGCCTCCTTCACGTGCTGGTGGACCCAGCCGTGGCAGCCGGTCGTGCCCGAACCGCACAACTCGACGATGTTGGCCGGACTGTGCCTCACATCCGGATCCGCCGACCGCCGCAGTTGACGGTGATGGCCGGAGCGTCCAGGCCAGCATGACGGATCATGGATGTTCGTCCCGCAGCGCAGACAATGCCAACCCTGCCGCTCCAAAGCAGCACGCTTCGAATCATCGAACTCACTCACAACGCACCCCCTCCTGCATCAGACCGTCGACCAGCACCAAACAAGAAGTGCAGTCGGCCCTCAGCCCGGCCGCCATCGCCACGATGCCGTCATCCGCCTTGCCACCGGCGAGCGCTCGCAGTTCGATTGTGCTAGCGGTCTGGGCGGTGTCGGTGAGGAGTTGGGCGAGTCTTTCGAGTTGTTCCTTGGTCATTGGTTGTTCTCCTCGTCTTCTTCGTTTTCGTCGGAGTCGGCTTCGGTGATGGCGGCGATGAGCTGGTCGAGGTGGCTGGTTTCGTCGTCGGCGGGGGTGTAGCCGAGGTCTTGGAGGATCTGGTAGTAGCCGGGGATGCGTCTGCTGGTGTCGTTGAAGCTGGTCCAGTCGTCTGGGTCGATGAACCATTCGATGCGAGCGGCGAGGATGGTCACGGCTTCCAGTGGCCAGTCGTCGGTCTGCAGGCTGATGCGGGCGGCTGTCGGGGCGTCTTCGGCTGTGATGCCGGTGATCTTCTCGTATTCCTCGCGGCTGCCGCTGTGTTCGTTCCAGCTGGTGAGGGCGTCGGTGAAGCCGCCTGGGAATGGGTCGATGATCTGCAGGAGTCCGAGCCGGGCCGTGGTTTCGACGAGCTTGTCGCGTTTGATGCCGTGGAGGTTGGCGTGGAGCCATGCCATGCGCTTGTCTGCGGATGCGGCGGCGTATTCCTCGAGCGCGTGCCTGCGGGCGTCGCGTTCGGCTTGTTCGGCGGCTCGTCGGGCTTCCTTTTCGGCGTCGGCGGTCTTGTCGCGGCGGGTCCAGAGGTAGACCTGCTGCGAGACCGTGTGGATGGATACGGCTGCGGGGTTCTGTTCGCGGATCTTCTCGATGGTTTCTTCGGGGGTGCCGGTGGATGGGAACATGCAGCCGCGGTAGCGCCATTCCGGGTCGCTGTAGGGCTTTTCGGGGTCGGGGATGAGGTTGATGCCGTTGTCGGGCTCCACGAGGAGCGCGGTGACCGATTCGATCCATTGCCGGTCGCGGTCGTCGCGTTCGATGTTGCGGAGGATGTAGTCGAAGTTCGAGGTGCCGGCCGCCTGCGCGAGCTTCTTCTGCCTGTCCGGCTGGCCGTCGTATCGCGCTATGGCCACGAGCTGGCCGATGGTGAGCTGGCTGAAATCGTCGCGGGATGCTCTGACCTCGGTCTTGATGCTGGCGGCCTTGGCGCGGTCACGCACGTAGTCGCTGCTTCGGCCGAGCCGGTGGGCGACGCTGGCGGTGGTGGCTCCGAGGTCGAGCATGCCTTGGATGGCGTCGGCCTCCTCCAGCGCGGTGAGCTGTTCGCGCTGGCAGTTCTCGGTGATCATGGCCTCGAGCTGCTGCAATGGGTCGAGGTCAAGCACGAAGCATGGGACGGCTCCGGTTCCGGCCTGTTTGCATGCGGCGAGTCTGCGGTGGCCGGCAATGACGCGGTAGCGGCTGCCGTTGGGTACGACGCTGAGTGGCGTGAGGAGTCCGTTGGTTTTGATGCTGTCCGCGAGGTCGGTCACGTCGCCGATGTTTTTGCGTGGATTGTCGGGGTGGGGGTCGATCAGGCTCGTGTTGATGAGCTTGATTTCGCTGCTTTGGTAGTTGCTCATTGCTTCTCCTTGCTGGTTTGTTGTTGGTTGAGTTCGTCTGCGCACGCCTGGCATGCCTTCCACCATTCGCTTGGGTTGCCGTTGCGGAGGCTTCCGATGTGGTCGTATTCGTCCTCATGTGGATCCATGAGTTGGTGGACGTGTTCGCAGTTCCAGGTGTGCTTGTGGATTGGCGGCGGCGAGATTGGCTCGGGTGCCCAGGTTTCCCATTGGTCGCGGAGCCATGTGTTGAGCCGTGGGATGTGGCCGGTGCGGATTTGGCCGTCGTTGACGGCGTGCCTGTAGCGTCGGAGCGCGGTTTGGAGGCGGGTGAGTTCGACTGGGTTTCCGGCGATGGCCGCGTACAGGGCTCTGGCTTCGGCTTCGGTCTTGCGGCCTTTCGCGCCGACGGATCCGGGATAGGTTTCGGCGAAATGGTCGAAGCCGGATTCCGGCGTGGCGGGTTGCTTCGGTTTGCCGGCGGGAGGGGTCGGAGAGGGATTATCGGTATCGGTATCGGTTTTATGCCATGTTTTTGCTTGGCTGTCCTCTAGCAACTTGCTAGACGGTTTGCTACCTGTCTCGCTACTGTTTTGCTCTCCGTTTGCTTGGCTGTTTTCCGGCAAGTCGCCAGACTTTTGCTTGGCTTTCTGGTTGGCCGCCTTGCGGCGTCCTCCCTTGCTTCCCGCCTTGCGGCGCGCCTCGCGTTGCTCTTCGGTCAGCGTCTTCGGCTCCCTGCAGATGCCTTCGGCGTAGACGGGGCGCCAGCCGCCGTCGTGCTCCTCCATGAGGCCGGAGTCGACGAGCTGCTGGAGCTGTTTCATGGTGCCGCCGGCGTCCTTGAGGTCGAGCTTGTCGAAGTGGCCTGGGTACGCGGTGGGGTCCTTGGCCTGCATCGAGATGCCTTTGGAGTGGATGACGCACAGCTTGACCCACAGTCCCACGGTGGCGAGCGGCAGGCGGCGGATGCGCCTGTCGTCGGCCATCTGGTCGTCGATGATGAACCACATATCTCTCTTGCTCCTTCCGTGGTTCAGTCGATCTCGCCGGTGTCCGGATCGACGGTCGCCTCGACGTCGCCGTCGTCCATGTCGAGACTGCGGCGCAGGTCGTCGATGAGGATCATCTGCCGTGACGTGGCCGGCTTCGCACACATGTTCTCCATGGCCAAGCCGGCGTCGAGGATGCGCTGCGCGAGGTCCGCGCAGTCGTACACGGCTTCGGTGATGACGTGGATGCCGCCCCACTTGTCGATGTGCTCCTGTTTGGTGTGGGTGTCCATGACGTTGCGGCATGCCTTGAGCACGACGGCCGCGGACTTGGTGACCTGCTGGGTCTTGCCGATGAGGTCGATGAGCGTGTCGGGCGTGGCCTCCTGCGGGATGAGCGCCTGTTGTTCGCTGGCTTTCATTGCTGCTCCTTAGAACTCCGGTTCCGGATCGGGTTTGCTGAAACCTCCGAATGATGACTGGTCGTCCGACGGCGCGCCCCACGGATCATCGGCCGGAGGCTGGGCGGGTTGCTGTGTCTGCGCCGGCTGTTGGCTCCAGCCGCCTGCGCCGGTGTTGACGGTCGGCGTCTGCGCGGCGGGATTGCCGTAGACGGGACCTTGCGGCTGTCGGCTGATGCGGCTGACCTGCGCGGTGGCGTAGCGCAGGCTCGGGCCGATCTCGTCAACCTGCAGTTCCATGACGGTTCTGTTGGTGCCGTCCTGTGCCTGGTAGGAATGCTGTTGGAGGCGGCCTTGTGCGATTACGCGCATGCCTTTCGCAAGGCTCTGCGCGCAATGCGAGGCCATGTCACGCCATGCCGAGCAGCGCATGAACAGCGCCGCCCCATCCTCGTACTGGCCGGTCTGCTTGTTATATACGCGCGCGGTGTTTGCGATGGTGAAGCTGGCGACCTGCGCGCCCTGGCCGGTGGTCCTCAGTTCCGGATCCGCGGTGAGGTTGCCGACGATGGTGATGACGGTCTCCCCGATGGCCATGTCACTCCCCTCTCACGTATCCGGCCGGTTCCGGGCCGAGCTGGCTTGGATCCTTGGCCTTCCACGCGCATTTCGCGCGCAGGCATCCGGCCTCGCGGTCGATGACGATCTCGCCGAAGCGCGCCGGCGCGACCATGGTGAGGTTCCAGCCCCGGTCGCGGTTGAGCGCGCTGATGGTCTCGTACAGTTCGCCGATCAGTTCGGCGGCCGTCATGCCGACGCTGTTGGCTGTGAGCGGCCATTCGAACCACTTCTCGCCTTCCGGCCTGCTTGGTGTTTTGCTTGGCAACGTTTGCCTCCTTTGGATTGATGTCGTGCCGGGGCGTGGGGTCGAACCACGCATCCGTTCGCTGGCGTCCTATCGCCGATCCATGGCGCCCGCATCCGTTCGCGGGCCCCGGCGAGGGCCGGGCGGGAGGAGAAGAGAGAAGATGACCCGTCCGGCTGGTTTTAACGTCTTTCCCTTGACGCGCGGGCGGTTCCGGCATGGCCGCGCATGACGAACCACGTCCATGCCGCAATGTGCGAGGAGCCGCCCAGGTCTTTCATCGCTCGAGTTCGTCCACCCATCGGATGAAGCGTGGGTCGGAGAACAGGCGGCGGAGGATGACAGCCGCGGGGATGAGCACCGCGAACGGCACGGCGACGAGATGTTCGATCGGGTGCGTGCACGCCGGCGTGCAGTACAGCACCCACATGGCCAGCAACCACACCGCGAACAGCAGCTGATGCAGGATGACACGGATAAGAACCTTCATCGTTCGCCTCCGTTCGTAGAATCGATGGAATGGACATCAATGCGGTCGCCGGTCAAAGGCATTGATTCCATCACAGCTCCTTGTTGATGGTGTCGATGACGATGTCCACGAGGTCGACCACATCGATGTCGATGAATCCGACGATGTGACCGAGCGAACGCCTTGCTTCGATGTCGTCCCACCTGTCGGCATAGGCCGGACGGATGGCGTCGCCCTCGTCATCGAATTCCCTGAATATCGCTTCGACGCAGGCTTTGCGGATGTCGCTCATTTGTCCTCCTTTTCTTCCCATGGATCAGGCCACGGGATATCGGTACGCCAGTCGTTGTCGGTCATCACGCACCCACCTCTTCCTCGTATTCGGCCGTGCACTGGTACAGGTGTTGCGCGAAATAGGCGATCATCTGCTCCTTCGGATACATGACGACTCGTCCCACCTTCACGAACTTCGGTCCGATGCCCGCGCTACGCCAGTACGCCAGGGTGCCTTCCTTGATGCCGCAGTTGTCCGCGATGTCCTTCGTTGTGTTCATCGGCTTCAACGCAGCCGCCAATGCGGCGAACACCTCTTTGTCATCCATCACGCGCCCGCTCCTT